ATGGAGCGGAACGGCTATACGGAAGAATCCTACGAGGCGTGGCGGGATAATGCCTCAGAGGAAGTGGGCATCCCGGACATGGAGCTGCCGGGGGTGGACGAACTGGTGGAGAAAAAGCTGCTGCTCGGCGTGCTTGCGGATGCGATGGATTCCCTCCTGCCGGAAGAGAGGGAGCTTGCCATGAAGGTGTTCGGGGAGGAAATGAGCGTTTATGAGTATGCGCGGGTGACGGGCGGCAACAGGCGGACGCTTGATTTCCGCAAGAATAAAGTCATGGAGAAACTGCGCTATTTTTTCCGGGAACATGGATTTGACGTGTGATTCTCTCCATATTCGACAGGAAAAGATACGTTTGTCGAACGGTTTTCAAAAAAGTTCCATTTTTCATTGCCTGTTTTCAAAAAAGTGTCATTACGAAAGGTAGGAGGGTATATTTCGAAGCCTTCCAAAACAGAGGGAAAGGAGGGAACGGAGCCTATGGAAAAATCACAGGAGCTTATCGGCATCTTACAGGCGATCAGCATTGTTGCGAAAAGCCTCGCCGCCAAGCTGATGCAGATCGAGAAGGAAGTGGAAGCCTACGAAGCCGCGAAAGCGGCAGCACAGGAAAGGAAAGCGAAGAAAGGATGGAGGCGCTGATGCGTAAGAAGGTTTTTATCTGCAGCCCCTTCCGCGGCGACATGGAAGGGAATGCAAGGAAAGCGGCGGCCTACTGCCGCATGGCGTGTGAGCAGGGTTTCCTGCCTGTTGCGCCGCACCTCTTATTCCCGCAGTTCTTAAATGAGGGGATAGAGGAAGAGAGGCGGCTCGGCATCGCTATGGGGATGGAGCTGCTCGCCCTGTGTGACGAGGTGTGGGTGTTCGGGGAAGCCACCGAAGGGATGGCGGCGGAGATCGCCTATGCCACAGAACAGGGAAAGGAAATCATTTTTAAGGAAACGGAGGGAATGTAAATGGGAAGTGAATTATTGAGGATCGCGGAAGGTTTCTCCATCGTTGCGGAAGGCCTGCGGGGCCTTGCCAAAGCGGAGGGCGGCACGAAAGAGAAAGCTGTGAAAGCACAGACGTCAGCCACGGAAAAAGCGCAGAAGCAGGATGCGGCGCAGGAATCCCCCGCCACGTTGGAGGGCATCCGTGCGCTGATGGCGCAGAAGACACAGGAGGGGAAGTCGAAGGAGATCAAGGAACTTTTGCAGAAGTACGGCGCGGCGAAGCTCTCGGCGGTGAAGCCGGAGGACTACCCGGCGCTGATGCAGGAAGCGCAGGTGCTGTGATGGGGAAACACGCATTGCTTTCCGCATCTTCCTCAAAGCGGTGGCTCTCCTGCACGCCTTCCGCACGATTGGAGGAGCAGTTCAAGGATGAGCCGGGCGGCAGCGTCTATGCCGAGGAAGGCACCGCCGCCCACGCCCTTGCGGAGCATAAGCTGAAAAAGCCTTAAAAAGGCGGTCAAAACGCCCGGTGTCGGATTACCACTGTGACGAGATGGAGGAATGCACGGACGGGTATGTGGCCTTTGCGATGGAGCAGGTGGAGCTTGCAAGGCAGGAATGTGCGGACCCGGTGGTGCTGATTGAGCAGCGGCTGGACTACTCCGCCTATGTGCCGGAGGGATTCGGCACAGGGGATTTGCTTATCGTGGCTGACAAAGTGCTGACCGTCATCGACCTAAAGTACGGGAAGGGGGTGGCGGTGGATGCAGAGTGGAACCCGCAGATGATGTTATACGGGCTTGGCGCATTGGAATTATTTGATGCCCTCTATGACATGGAGGTTATCCGCATGACCATCTACCAGCCGAGGCTCGAATCCGTCAGCACATGGGAAATTTCCGTAAAGGATTTGATGGAATGGGTGGAGATGGAGTTAAAGCCAAAGGCCGTACTTGCCATCAAGGGCGAGGGTGAGTACCATTCCGGCGACTGGTGCCGGTTCTGCAGGGCGAAGAACACCTGCAGGGCGAGGGCCGAGGAATATTTAAGGCTGGCGCAGATGGAATTCAAAGCTCCGCCGCTCCTTACGGATGAGGAGATAGCGGAAGTCCTGAAAGTGGCGGACGAGCTGGCCAAATGGTCAGCGGACGTCTACGCCTACGCGCAGGACGAGGCGGTCACGAAGGGTAAGAAATGGACCGGCTTTAAGTTAGTCGAGGGCAGGAGCAACCGGAAGTATACGGATGAGGAGGAAGTGGCACAGGCGGCGCAGAAGGCCGGGTACACGGACATCTACAAAAAGACGCTCATCGGCATCACGGAGATGGAGCGGCTCCTTGGGAAGAAGAAATTTGCAGAGATACTTGGGAAGCTGGTCTACAAGCCCCAGGGCAAGGTGACCTTGGTGCCGGAATCGGATAAGAGGCAGGAGATTGCCGCAGCAACCGCAGAGGCGGATTTTAAGGAGGAATGAATACCATGAGTAATGAAAATGCAAATTTGACAAAAGTAATCGTACCGTGTAGGTTTTCCTATCTGCACTGCTGGGAGCCCAACGCAGTGAGCGATGGCGACCCGAAGTATTCCGTATCGGCCATCATACCAAAGTCGGACACGGAGACCATCGAGAAGATCAAGAGGGCAATCGAGCAGGCAAAGAAGGATTCCGTCTCCAAGTGGGGCGGGAAGGTCCCGGCGAATCTGAAACTCCCTTTAAGGGACGGCGACATTGACCGCCCGGAGGATGAGGCGTATGCGGACAGCTATTTCTTCAACGCCAACAGCAAACAGGCACCGCAGGTGGTGGATAAAAACGTACAGCCCATCCTTGACCAGTCGGAGGTGTACTCCGGGTGCTATGGCAGGATCAGCGTGAACTTCTACGGCTTTTCCACCAACGGCAATAAGGGAATCGCCGCAGGGCTTGGCAACATCCAGAAGCTGCGTGACGGGGAGTCGCTGGGTGGAAGGACGAACGCGGAGGATGACTTTGACGCGGTGGAAGTGGATGACGAGGAAGATTTTCTTGGATAGGCATATCGGGGCGGTGGGGAACTGCCGCCCGTCATCCAAAATAAATACGCAGGAAGGAGCCATGAAATGGGGCGAATCTTAGAAATGGATATTGAGTCATTTTCGGATGTGGATTTGATCAAATGCGGGGTATACGCTTATGCGGACAGCCCTGCTTTTGAGATTCTGCTGTTTGCCTGGTCCTTTGACGGAGGGGAGACACAGATCATAGACCTTGCGCAGGGGGAGAAGCTCCCGGCAGAAGTGGAGGATGCCATCTTTGATGTGTCAGTGACCAAGACGGCATACAATGCAAATTTTGAGCGCACCTGCCTGTCAAAGCATTTCGGGAGATACATTCCCCCGGAGTCCTGGCATTGCAGCGCGGTGCAGGCGGCCATGCTCGCCCTGCCACGGTCACTGGAGGATGTGGGCAGGGTGCTTGGTCTGGATGAGCAGAAGATGAAGGAAGGGAAAGAACTGATCCGGTATTTCTGCGTCCCCTGCAAGCCCACAAAGGCAAACGGCGGCAGGACGCGGAACCTCCCCTGCCATGCGCCGGAGAAGTGGGAACTGTTCAAGACCTACTGCAAAAGGGATGTGGACGTGGAGAAATTCATCCGCAGGAAGCTGCATAATTTCCCCATCACGGAAAGCGAGATGGAACTGTACCGTTTAGACCAGCGCATCAATGACCGGGGCGTTTTAGTGGATATGGGATTGGTAAAACAGGCCATTGCCTGTGAGCGGCTCCATAAAGAGATTGTGACGAAACGCGCTTATGAACTGACCGAGCTGGAGAACCCCAATTCCGTGGTACAGCTTAAAGGCTGGCTTGGGGATATGGGGATGGAGGCGGAGAGCCTTTCCAAGAAAGCAGTGGCGGGGATGATAGCGGAGACGGACGGGGAAGTGGAGGAACTGCTCAGGCTCCGTCTTATGCTGGCAAAGACTTCTGTGAAAAAGTATGAAGCCATAGAGCGGTCTGTCTGTTCGGACGGGCGGGTACACGGGATGCTGATGTTTTATGGCGCAAATCGGTCAGGCCGGTGGAGCGGCAAGAACGTGCAATTGCACAATCTACCGAAAAACTATCTCCCCGATCTGGAACTAGCAAGAAACCTTGTGAAGCAGGGGCGTTTTGAAGATATAGAACTTTTATATGATTCCACACCGAATGTTTTATCAGAATTGATCCGTACAGCTTTTATTCCAAAGCCGGGATGCCGCTTTGTGGTGGCGGACTTTTCCGCCATTGAAGCCCGTGTCATGGGGTGGCTCTCCGGCGAGGAATGGGTGCTGGACGTTTTCCGTGGTGACGGGAGGCTGTATGAGATGACGGCATCAAGGATGTTCGGTATCCCTATGGCGGAGATCGGAAAGGGCAGCCCGGAGCGGGCGAAAGGTAAAGTAGCATCCCTGGCTTGTCAATATGGGGGCTCCACTGGCGCACTCGTTTCAATGGGGGCTTTGGATATGGGGCTGACAGAAGATGAACTTCCCCCGCTCGTGGCGGCATGGCGGAAAGCCAATCCGCACATGGTGCAGTTTTGGTGGGATGTGGATGCGGCGGCAATAAAGGCAGTTACTGAGAAACAGAAAACGAAAGTAGGAAGAATTATTTTTGAATATAAGAGCGGCATTTTATTTATCACACTCCCGTCCGGGCGGAAACTGTCTTATGTGAAACCGAGGATGGCTGTGAACAAGTTCGGCAGAGACGGACTGACCTATGAAGGGATTTCCGAAAACAAGAAATGGAGCCGGATAGAGACCTACGGACCCAAGCTGGTGGAGAACATCGTGCAGGGGACGGCGAGGGACCTGCTGGCGGAGGCAATGCTCCGGGTGGAGAAGAAGGGATACCCCATCGTGATGCACTGCCATGATGAGATCATAGCGGAAGTGCCGGAGGGCATCGGCTCCGTGGATGAGATGTGTGAAATCATGGCTGTCCAGCCAGAGTGGGCGGAGGGACTGCCGCTCCGGGCGGATGGCTTTGAATGCAGATTTTACAAAAAGTGAGGGAGAAATTTATGGAGAAAAGGAATGCGGAAGGGTACCATGACCCCACAGCCTACGGCGGGATGCGTATGGCGGAGCAGAAAGCGGAAAAGGAAACGGTGAAGATGGTTTATAAGAACGGGAGGATGGAGCTTTATATCCATGAGTTCTTCCCATGCAGGTTGGCGGTGGCAAAGAAAGTGTTCCCGCTGATCCGGCGCTTTGCGAAAGAGGATGACAGGGAGAAACTGAAACAGTTTTTACGGATAAAGGCACGGGAGCATTCCGGGAAGGTCAGGGCGTTTTCGGAAAAGGCGGAGTCCCTTACGGCAAAATCGGAGGAATGGCATTTCTACAGAAGGAAAGTCAGGGAAGAACAGATCATTTATAACCAGTGCGTGAAAAATCTGAAATTATTGGAGAACGGGGGAAAGAGGGAATGAAACTGTATATTTCAACAGGCAATTCAAGGATGGAGAAACGGTGGAACAACGTGGAGATGGAACTGGATGAATTTATAGAGCGCATCTCCCACACCATCCGCACGGCGGAGACCGTGGAGCAGTATATGAAGATGACGAAAGCCAAGCAGGACGCCATCAAGGACGTGGGCGGCTTTGTGGGCGGCAGGCTGAAAGGCGGCAGGAGGAAAAAAGACTGCGTGGAATACCGCACCATCATAACGCTGGATATGGACCATGCAGTTCCGGGAGTAATTGAGCAGATAGAGATGCTGTATAATTACCGCTGTTTTATTTATTCCACCCATAAGCACACGCCGGAGAATCCGAGGCTGCGCCTTGTGATCATCTTATCCCGCCCGGTGTCGCCGGACGAATATGTGGCGGTGGCAAGGAAGGTGGCGGAGGACATCGGGATTGAGATGTTCGATGATACCACTTATGAGCCGAGCCGACTCATGTACTGGCCGTCCACCTCCGCTGACGGGGAGTTTATTTTCCGGGATATTGAGGGGGAGCCGCTCAATCCGGATGATGTGCTTTCACGCTATAAGGACTGGCGGGATTCCTCGGAATGGCCGGTGAGCAGCCGACAGCAGAGCATCGTCCAGAGGGAAATGCGGAAACAGGCAGACCCGCTCACGAAGGATGGAGTGATCGGCGCATTCTGCCGGACTTACACGATAGAGGATGCGATAGCCGCATTTCTGTCAGACGTCTATCAGCCAAGCACCATGCCGGGGCGGTATGACTATATCCCGGCAGACTCACAGGCGGGCGTGGTCATTTATGAGGGGAAGTTCGCATACTCCCACCATGCCACGGACCCGGCCTGCGGCAGGCTGATGAACGCCTTTGACATGGTGCGGATACACAAATTCAGCCATTTGGACGCGCGGGTATCCGAGGACGAGGAACCGGCAAAGCTGCCCTCCTTCAAGGCAATGGGGGAGTTTGCCGTCAGTGATGAGAATGTGAAGGTCACGCTGGCGGGGGAGCGGGCGCAGTCGGCAAGGGAGGAATTTTCCGCAGAGGATGACTGGCGGAAATTATTGGAGTTTGACCGCAGGGGCGTGGTGAAGGACACGCTGAACAACCTCGTGCTGGTGATGCGCCATGATAAGGGGATGCAGTCCATTGCCTTTAACCTGCACCGGGACGGGATAGATGCCGGGGAGGGGCTGCCGTGGAAGCAGATCAAGCCGGGATGGAATGACTCTGACTTCGCATCCCTGAAAGTATACCTCAACAAAGGCTACGGGGTATATGCGCCCACCAAGACGAAGGACGCCCTGCTGGCGGTGGCATCGGAGCGGGCATACCACCCGGTGCGGGAGTACCTTGACGCGCTGCCTGAGTGGGACGGCACGGAGCGCATCGACACACTGCTCACGGACTATCTGGGCGCGGAGGATTCTGCGTACACAAGGGCGGTCATGCGGAAAACGCTGGCGGCTGCCGTGGCGAGGATATACCAGCCGGGTGTGAAGTTCGATTCCGTCCTCATCCTGAACGGGCCGCAGGGCATCGGCAAGTCCACGCTCTTTGCGAGGCTCGCGGGGGCGTGGTTCTCCGACAGCCTGACGCTCACGGATATGCGCGATAAGGCAGGCCCGGAGAAGCTGCAGGGCTATTGGGTGCTGGAGCTTGGGGAGCTTGCCGGGATGAAGAAAACGGACGTGGAGACCGTGAAGTCCTTCCTCTCCCGCGTGGATGACAAGTACCGTGCCAGCTACGGCCTGAATGTGGAGAGCCACCCGCGCCAGTGCATCATCGTAGGAAGCACCAACACGGAGAGCGGGTTCCTCCGGGACATCACCGGGAACCGCCGTTTCTGGCCGGTAAGGGTAAACGGGCAGAGCGGGAAAAAGCCCTGGCAGCTTTCCGGGGATGACGTCCTGCAGATATGGGCGGAGGCGAAGGCCGCCTTTGAGAACGGCGAGCGGCTCTACCTCGAAGGGGAGGAAGCCGCGGCTGCGGCCTGCGAGCAGGCGGACGCGATGGAGACGGACGACAGGGAAGGGCTGGTGCGGGCGTACCTCGACACGCTGCTCCCGGAGGAATGGGATACCATGAGCCTTTATGACCGCAGGAACTTCCTAAACGGGAGCGAGTTCGGGGAACAGCGGCGGACGGGTACGGTGCGCCGGATGATGGCCTGCAACATGGAGATATGGTGCGAGTGCTTCGGGCGGGATTCCTCCACGCTGAAAAAGATAGACTCCTATGAGATCAGCGGCATCATGCGCAAGATCGAAGGGTGGGGCAGGTACACGGCGACCAAGAACGGCACTTCCAGTTTCCCAATCTACGGGAAGCAGAGGGCATATGTGCGGGAACAGCATAAGGAATGACGGGAACAAGGAATGAGAGGATAGCCGGAACGAACGGAACATTGGGCGGCTCGTTCTGGACGGTAGTTCCATTTAAGAAATAAAGCAAAATTAACGTTTGTGGGGCAGTATGGAACAAGGGAACATGAAATCCTTATTGGGGTATGGGTAATAAGAAAAAAGTGCTTTTTGCACACGTTATATACACGTATAGGATATATAGGAATTTTGGTTTTGATGTTCCATGTTGTTCCGCGGGCAGGACGGAGGCAGCGGCATGAGGGAAAATGAGATAGAACGGCATCTACGGGTGTCGGTGAAAAAGATGGGAGGCATGGCGGTGAAGTTCACCTCACCCGGTCTGGATGGGGTGCCGGACAGAATCGTTTTATTGCCGAATAGGAAGATCGCATTTGTGGAGTTGAAGGCTCCGGGGAAGAAGCCGAGGCCATTGCAGGTGAAGCGGATGCGGCAGCTTAAAAGTTTAGGTTTCCCCGTCTATGTGGTTGACGGGATAGAACAGATCGGAGGTGTGCTGGATGAGATATGTGCCACATGAATATCAGGAGCATGCAAAAGAATTTATTATAAGCCATAAGGTGAGCGCATTGTTTTTGGATTGCGGGCTTGGCAAGACGGTGATCACGCTCACCGCCATATGGGAATTACTGTTTGACTATTTTGACATCCGAAAAATACTGATTATTGGCCCTCTCCGGGTATCAAGGGATACATGGCCTGCGGAACTGGAAAAATGGGACCACCTGTCGGGAGTTGGGATGTCGGTAGCCCTCGGCTCTGAGAAAGAGCGGCTTTCGGCGCTTGGCAGGAAAGCGCAGGTGTATGTCATCAACAGGGAAAACGTGGAGTGGCTGGTGGAAAACCATGCATGGGATTTTGACATGGTGGTGATCGATGAGCTTTCGTCCTTCAAGTCCCATAAGGCGAAACGGTTCAAGGCATTGAAGAAGGTGCGCCCGATGGTGCGGCGCATCGTGGGGCTGACCGGGACGCCTGCACCCAATGGTCTGATCGACCTTTGGGCGGAAATCGGCATCCTCGATATGGGGCAACGGCTTGGGCGGTTCATCGGCGGCTACCGGGAGAGGTTCTTCGTGCCGGACAAGCGCAGCCGGGAGATGGTGTTTTCCTATAAGCCACGGGAGGGCGCGGAAGAAGCAATCTATGAACTGATCTCCGATATCTGCATAAGCATGAAGGCTGTGGATTATCTGGATATGCCGGAATGTGTCTATAACCGGGTGGAGGTCATTTTGACCGAAAAGGAAATGGCACTGTATGAGCAGTTGGAGCGGGATATGCTCCTTCCCTTTTCGGATGGCGACATTGACGCGGTGAACGCGGCGGCGCTTTCCAACAAACTTTTACAGATGGCGGACGGCGCGGTCTACGATGAGAACGGGAACGTAAAGCGCATCCATGACCGGAAGCTGGAAGCCCTGGAGGACTTGGTCGAAGCGGCAAATGGGAAGCCCGTCCTGATCGCCTACTGGTACAAGCATGATCTACAGAGGATTGTGGAGCGAACCGGGGCGGTGGAGCTGGACACGGCGGAGGATATGCGGAAATGGAATGCCGGGGAAATCCCGGTGGCGGCGATCCATCCCGCGTCAGCCGGACACGGGCTGAACCTGCAGGCGGGCGGCTCCACGCTGGTGTGGTTCGGTCTGACATGGTCATTGGAATTATACCAACAGATGAACGCAAGGCTGTGGCGGCAGGGGCAGGAGGAGACGGTTGTGATCCACCACCTTATCGCCAAAGGCACACTGGATGAGCGGGTGATGGCGGCGCTGGAGAAAAAGGACTGCGGGCAGTCGGCACTTGTGGATGCGGTAAAAGCGAGGATTGGAGGCGTGGAATGAAAGCAGAAGAAATGTTCAGGAGTTATACAGCGAAAAAGCAGGAGGTGGATTTACTGAAATTCCGCATCACCAATTTCCGCGGCATTGACGCGGACGAGGTGATAAAGTCCATGTGCCTTGCAAAGCCGGAAGGGGAAAAGGTGCAGGAGGGCGAGACTTCCGACAGGACGGCATCCGTGGCATTAAATTACCGCAAGACGGCTGACAGGCTGGAGGATGAGATGTTTGACGGCCTTTTAGAGCAGTACCGGAGGAAAAAGGCGGAGATCGAGTTTTTCCATTACTGCGTCAGCCGATTAAGCGGGAAGCTGCCGGAGGTCATAACGGACATGGTGGTGGAAGGGATGGACTGGCAGGAGCTTTCCGAGAAGTACGGCGTCTCCCATACCATGATCGGGAAATACAGGAGGAAGGCGCTGAAAGAAATGGATGTTTTTTACGAAATCCGGGAGAAAAACGACCTGGAAGTGATGCTGAGTTAAAATAAAAAAATTTTTTTGAAAAAGTTTTTCCCGCCCCGGAGGATATTTTTTCAAGGGCGGGGTAAGCAGGAATCCAGTGTTTATGCGTGTTTGCGGACAGGGTTTTGCGTGATGGTTTACTGACTGGTTTACTAAGTGGTTTACTGGATGGTTTACCAAGTGGTTTATTGCAAAGGAAAAAATATTGTGCTATGGTTATGATGCGAAGAAGTGTAGGGAGCCCTGATGGAATATCCACGGGGCTTTTTCACGTCCTCCGCACGGGGCAGCGGGCTTTATCCTTTCACCGCTGTCCTTTTCTTTTGCGGAAAGGGTGGAAAGGAAACAGACGGGTTTATGATGAATTGTTTTGCATTTTGTATGAATGGGTACTGCGGTGCGCTTGGCGGGAAATGCCGCGGGGAAAACTGCGGGTTCCACAAGACCCATGAGGAACAGGCGCAGTCACTGGAGAAAGTAAGGGAAAGATTACGGAGCCTGCCGGAGTACCAGCAGGAGGCAATCGCCTACAGGTATTACCACAATGTGAGGAAGTGGTGACGTCATGCCGAGGAAACCGATGAAACCATGCAGGCATCCGGGATGCCCGAAGCTGACGGACGGGATGTACTGCACTGACCACGCAAAGCTGCACGCCTCTGACCGTGCCAGCGCATCCGTCCGTGGATACGATGGCAGGTGGGAGAAAGCACGGACACGTTTCTTGAAGGCACATCCCCTCTGCGTCAGGTGCATGGAGCAGGGGAGAGTGGTGAAAGCATCCGTGGTTGACCACATCATCCCGCACAGAGGGGATGCAGAGCTGTTCTGGAATGAGAGCAACTGGCAGAGCCTTTGTAAGAGCTGCCATGACCATAAAACCATGACGGAGGACCGCTATCAGGAGTTCCATTACTGACGGTTTCCGTGATGGTTCTTTTTCTTTCATATTCCGACAAGGCACAGCATTTCCCGTGGAAATCTGCATGGGGAAGGGGGTCAAGTTATCTCTAAAACTGTCGAAAAATATCGACCGCCGCCCCATCAGACGCGCGTTTTCGCAAATTCGCACAGGGGGGATAGGAAATCGCCCCCAAATCTTACATAAACATTGATTTTTCAAGGCTTTCAGGCACTTTAGTTTTGCGTGAAAGTACCGAAAAACCCATGTTTTTGGGCTTAAAAACCATCAAAAAACGCTGGTTTTTGGGCCTTTTTTGATGGAGGTGAAAGGAAAATGACCGATTTTGAGGCGACGCAGGTGAAAGAAATGCGCCTGAAGGGCATGGGATATCGTGCCATAGCGGAGGCGCTGGGGCTTTCCCGCGACATTGTCCGCAACCACTGCAAGGCGAAAGGGATGGGTGGCTATGTGGCGGCCACCGTGGAGAACCTTAAGGAGCGGGAGGGGCAGGGCGGCATCTGTATCTGCTGCGGGAAGGAGATGCAGCAGGAAGGGACGGGCAGGCCGAGGAAGTTCTGCTCAGAAAAATGCCGGAGGCAGTGGTGGAATGCACATCCGCAGGAGGGGAACAGGAAAGCCACCTGCACAAAGAAATGTGAATGCTGCGGCAGGGAGTTTTCCTTTTACCGGAGCAGGCATCCGAAGTATTGCAGCCATGACTGCTACATCAAAGCAAGGTTCGGGAGGGACTGAGAGAATGGAGTTCAGAAAAATCAAAATAGCGGATTTAATCCCGGCATCCTACAATCCGAGGAAAAAGCTGAAACCGGGCGATAAGGAATACCAGAAGATAAAAAACTCCATCACGGAGTTCGGTTATGTGGAGCCGGTGATCGTCAACTCAGACATGACCATTGTGGCAGGACACCAGAGAGCCACAGTCCTCACGGATTTGGGATATGAGGAGATCGACTGCATCGTCATTGACATTGACAAGCAGAAGGAGAAGGCGCTGAACATCGCCCTCAATAAGATCACGGGCGAATGGAACAAGGAGCTGCTGGCAGACCTTATCGCCGACCTGCAGGATTCGGACTTTGATGTGTCCTTCACGGGCTTTGAGCCGCCGGAGATCGAGCAGCTATTCAATTCCGTCCACGATAAGAAAGTGACGGAGGATGATTTCGACATTGACGCGGAACTGGAAAAGCCCGCCGTGGCAAAGATGGGTGACGTGTGGACGCTTGGGCGGCACAGGCTGGTGGTGGGGGATTCCACCCTGCCGGAGACATACGATGTGCTGATGGCAGGGGCGAAGGCAAACCTTGTGGTGACGGACCCGCCGTACAATGCGAACTATGAGGGGAGCGCCGGGAAAATAAAAAATGACAATATGCCGGACAAGGAATTTTACCACTTCCTTTTTGCCGCATTCGTGAACATGGAGCAGCACATGGAGAGCGATGCCTCTATTTATGTGTTCCATGCCGATACCGAGGGACTGAATTTCCGCAGCGCATTCAAGGCGGCGGGATTCTACCTTTCCGGGTGCTGCATCTGGAAGAAGCAGAGCCTTGTTCTTGGGCGGAGTCCCTACCAGTGGCAGCATGAGCCGTGCCTGTTCGGATGGAAGAAGGGCGGGAAGCACAACTGGTATTCCGACCGGAAGCAGACCACCATATGGGAGTTTGACCGCCCGAAGAAAAGCGAGAGTCATCCGACCTCAAAGCCAGTGGGACTAATTGCATATCCCATCAAGAATTCCAGTATGAGTAACTGCATTGTGCTTGACCCCTTCGGCGGCTCCGGCTCCACGCTGATCGCCTGCGAGCAGACGAACCGCATCTGCTACACCATAGAGCTGGATGAGAAGTTTGCGGATGTGATCGTGAACCGCTACATCGAGCAGGCCGGCTCTGCGGAGAATGTGTCCGTGGAGAGGAACGGGATGAAAATCCCTTATTCGGAACTGGAAAAGGAGGCGGCTGGCAATGAGTGACAGGGAATTATTGGTTGAGATTTTCCGCAGGATACGTGGTCTTGGCGGGTGTGACGCATCGGAATCATTCAGCCGGGGATGGGATGCGGCGGTGGCTTCCTGCGAGGATGTGCTGACGGAACTGACGGGCATTTCCTGTGACGATCTGGACGGGGGTGAGGACGATGGATAAGCCGGAATACCATTTGGTCTCTTTTTCAGGGGGTAAGGATTCCACAGCCATGCTCCTTGGGATGATCGAGCGGGGAACGAGGATTGACTGTATTTTATTCTGTGACACCGGGCTGGAATTCCCCGCCATGTATGAGCATATCGCAAAGCTGGAAAGGGATACCGGGATGCCGATTACCCGTGTCCGGGCGGAGAAATCTTTTGAGGAATTAATGTTTCATGCGGAGATTAAGCGAAAACCGGATTCTATGGCGCTTAAAAGGTATGGCCCGGATATTAGGGGATATGGCTGGGCGGGACCTCGGATGCGGTGGTGTACGGCAAGGCTGAAAGATGAGCCGCGGGAGAAATTTCTCCGGGAAATCAGGAAGGAATATACCGTAAAAGAATACATCGGTCTTGCCGCCGATGAGCAGTACCGCCTGGAACGGAAGCAGAACAGGCAGCCCGGCCATGTGCATCCCCTTGTGGATTGGGGAATGACGGAGGCGGACTGCCTGCAATACTGTTATGACCACGGATATGACTGGAATGGTCTCTATGAGCAGTTCAAACGGGTGTCCTGCTGGTGCTGCCCGTTACAGCCGCTGACGGAACTGCGGCAGCTCTATCATAACCATCCGGCGCTGTGGGAAAAACTAAAAGAATGGGATAAACGGACTTGGAGGCAGTTCCGCGCGGATTACAGCGTGGCGCAGCTCGAAGTCCGTTTTTTGTTTGAGGAAGAATGCATCCGGGCAGGGAAGCCAATTAAGGGGAAGCAGTTCTTTGCAGAATTAAAGGAAAGACTGGCAGAGATGGAGGGTTAA